ATGCAGTGTTCAGTTTAGAGAATATGTTAGGACATGCGGATGCAACAACAATTGGAGATACTCAAGAATCTACAGCAGCAGAGGCAATTACATTAGCTCTATCAGCGAAAGCTCAGAGAAAATTTATAATTCCTTTTCAGCATGGATTCGATGGAGATGACCCGACTGTATTGAAAGCAACTGGTAATGATATTTCTGCAACAAACCAACAAGGTTTAGATTGTAGTGGTACTACTGCTAGTGGTTCAATCGCGTACAAACGAGCAATTAATGCGGTATCAAACCCAGATGAGTTTGATATTAACTTAATGGTAACACCTGGTATTATACACGAATATCACAATTCCGTTTCAAACCATGCTATATCGAAAATTGAAGCTCGCGCTGATGCTTTTTATGTAATGGATGGTTCAAGATGGGGTAGAAGTGTAGCAAATGCGATAAACGATATCAAAACTATCGATTCGAATTATGCTGGTGTATATTATCCTTGGGTCAAGATACTTGATTCAGTAAAGAATAAACCAATGTGGGTTCCGCCATCAGTTGTCCTACCAGGTGTCATTTCATTTAATGACTCAGTAGCACACGAATGGTTCGCTCCTGCTGGTTTAAACAGAGGTGGATTGAGTTCAGTATTGGAAGCAAAAACACGACTAACACATACAGAACGAGATGATTTGTATGAAGGTCGTTTGAATCCAATCGCTTCATTCCCAGGTCAAGGTGTTGTAGTTTTCGGACAGAAAACACTACAAGGTAAACCAAGTGCACTTGATAGAATCAATGTACGAAGATTGTTAATCAGACTTCGTAAGTTCATTGCTTCTTCATCAAGATACTTAGTATTTGAACAAAACACATCCGCAACAAGAAATAGATTCTTAGGAATCGTTAATCCTTTCTTAGCGAGTGTTCAATCAAATAGTGGTTTAAGTGCATTTAAAGTAGTAATGGATGATTCTAACAACACACCAGATGTTGTTGATAGAAACCAGTTAGTAGGACAGATATTTATCCAACCTACACGAACTGCTGAGTTCATTGTACTTGACTTTGTAATTCAACCAACAGGTGCAGCATTTCCTGAGTAAGTTTAACTTATAAAATCGCTTATACGAAAAACCCACAATCTTAAATGACTGTGGGTTTTTCTTTTTAGGAGGTCCAATGAATAAATTTTGAGAGTTTAACCACCTAACTCACAAGGGTTGTTTCTAATATCGTGAAACACTACATAACCCATACCGATTCCAAATTATCGTAGTATATCGGCAACCCACGAATCTAATATAATTACATTAGTTCTAACATTGAAAATGGTACACTATAAATCCTACCATTCATATCAACCAAAGCTTTCTTGGTATTCATTTTAGTGACAACGCCTTCAGTTTTCTTTGTCTTTTGAACAACCCAAACCTTAGAACCTACAGACAATGAAGTTTTACCTATCATAGTCTTACACTCATTAATATAGGAAGATAATTCATTCAGTTCTGAAAGTGAATTTAATCCCCTAATTTGTTGTTTTATCTTAATCATATTTTAATTCCTTTATTTGATACTCTAATATAAGGCCATTTCGCCATATAAGTCAAGTGTTTTTTTATTTTTTTTTAATAAATTTCTATACCATTCATAGCCATATCAAAATCATGGTTCTCTTTATCTCTACCCAATTTCAGATATAATGCTTCACCACCGATATTTGGTGGAGTAAGACATTTACTCTTCACACAATACCAAGTACAATAGTTCCCACCATTATACTTAATAACAGCTTTGATTTTTTTACATTTATCACACTTCATTATTTATCTCCCATTTCTTATACCTAAATATACGACATAAATACTATACAAGTCAAGGATTATTTTCAAAAAACTTCAATAAAACTTCAAAGAATGATATAAGAAATTACACATTTTTTAATAACCTGATATTTATTATCGAAGAAAAAAACAGCACTAATTTAAATGGAGATAGGCAATGGCCGACATATTAACAACAGATGAAATCTTTTTTAAAGCATTTGAACCGAAAACAAAGAATAGGTTCATTATGTATATTGATGGGATACCATCTTATTTCGTAAAGACAGCTAATAGACCACAGATTACTTTTGAAGAAATCGAACTTAATCATATCAATGTAAAAAGATATGTTAAAGGTAAAGGTACTTGGGAGCCATTAGAAATTACTCTATATGACCCAATCGTTCCAAGTGGAGCACAAGCAGTAATGGAATGGGTAAGATTACATCACGAATCAGTAACAGGTCGTGATGGATATGCAGACTTTTATAAAAAAGAAGTTCGTTTCAATCTTTTAGGACCAGTCGGTGATAAGGTTGAAGAATGGGTACTACATGGTGCTTTCATTCAAACAGCAAACTTCAATGATTTAGATTTTGCTAATGGAACAGATGTTGCTGATATATCGTTAACACTACGTTACGATTACGCAGTACTCTCGTTCTAATAACTATAAGGAAAACATAATGGCGTTTAAAGATATCTTTAAAGATGATAATGAGTTCAATGAAAAATCAATCATAGGGTTCGGTGCTTTTGCTATAATGGTAATGTTTGCAGGTGCAGATGTTGTAACAGGTATAATGGGTAAAGATTTAGTAATTAACGATGTTGTTTACAATTCTTTTCTATTCACTACTTTAGGTTCATTTGGAATCGCAGGAGCTGAAAAAGTATTCAAAAAATAAATTCGTTTTTTCGAAAGTTACATAATAGTTATAAGTATAATGGTTTTAAACACATTTCATAGGAGAAATAATAATGGCTGATAATCAGTACGATTTCCCTACTGAAGAACTATCGTTACCTTCAAAGGGGTTACTATATTCAAAAGATAGTCCGTTAAGTAGTGGAAAAATAGAAGTCAAGTATATGACTGCAAAAGAAGAAGATATTCTAACATCATCAAATTTAATCGAGAGAGGGACTGTAATTGATAAACTTTTAGAAAGTGTCATAGCAGACCCAAAAGTTAAATTAAACGATATGTTAATTGGTGATAAGAATGCATTAATGGTTGGTACACGAGTACTTGGATATGGTAAAGACTATCCTATTACACTCAAGGACCCCGATACGGGAAATCAGGTAGAACATTCTATTGATTTAACATCACTAAAAACTCTAAAACTTGATGAAAAGAAATATTCTGCAGGTAAGAATTTATTCTCATACACACTACCAAATTCAAAGGTAGTATTAGAATTTAGATTGGTTACCCACAAGGATGAACTTGAAGTTGGAAATACTTTAAAAGCATTAGAAAAAATTACTAAAGTAACTGGGGTTTCTAAAGAACTTACTACAAGATTAAAGAAACAAATTATTTCAATAGATGGTGTTGATGATAAAAAAGTTATTGATGATTTTGTTGATAATAAATTTTTATCAATAGATTCACGAGAGTTTAGAGCACACATCAAAGAACTTTCTCCCGATATAAATTTTGAGGTAGAAATAACTTCAGAAATAGGAGAGCCCCACATGGTCACAATACCAATCGGGGTTACATTTTTTTGGCCTGAAGCCCGAGTATAAGAAAGTTGTACACGATGAAATATTTTCATTGTGTTATTATGGTCAGGGTGGATGGACTCAATCAGAAGTCTATAAACTACCAGTATATTTAAGAAGATTTTATTTAAATTCTTTATCTGAAGCCAAGAAGGCTGAACAAGAGGCAATGAAAACCGCCAAGAAAAGAAGATAAAACTTCATTTCCTAATATTTATTTATAGTTACGAATAACTACATTTCAGGAGATATATAATGTCTAAAATAGTAAACAAGCACCAATTTGTTGAGGGTATCATCGATAATATCGTAGATAAACTTATTGGTATGGTTAATAAAGAAAGAAAGAAAAAAAATCAAGCCATCATCAATGTAACAGACCCAAAGATGAGGAAGATAGCTAAAAAGTATAGAGCTAAAATTGCAAAAAATACTCAAGATATACTAAAACATAGTAAGAATTGGTAATGTAATTTATGGCTGGTTTAAGTCCTAAACAAGTAGATAAACTCTCAAGAGAAACCGAAAAATTAAAGGTACTTCAAGATGAGCTTTACGCCGCTCAAGAAAAGGGTGATAAAGCCGCAGAAAAAAGAGCAGCAAAACTATTAGTATTAGCTAATGGTAGAGTGGATGGGATTGCACATGCTAATAAAGAATCCGATAAATATTACAAAGGGTTAAAAGACCAATTAGACCTCTCAACTGGAATAACCAAAGCAACACAAAATAGAGCCACAATTTTAGCAGAAGCTAATGTTATGGCAAAGTTAAATGCTACTACTATGAAGAAAGGTGGTAAGGATGTTGAGAAAACTTCAAGACAACTTAATATTCAACAAGAAGCAGCAAAGGGATTATTAGGATTAAGACAAGGTATCTTAGATATTACCGATGAGGAAGTATTAGCAGGAGCAGATTTAGCTGCATTACAAAGCTCAATAGTAGATATTAAAAAGAAATCGGTTAACGCAGATGCAGCTTCTAAAAAAGCTATAAACCAAGTTTTGGGTGATATGGATGCTCAAGTTGATGTTTTACAAGAACAACAAGATTATTTACAGGCTGAAAACTCATTACGCGATGCCACCATAGGTAAGTTTACATCAATGGGTACTAAGATGAAAGGTATGATTAAAAGTGCTAAAATGTTTACAAAAGTGTTGTTGGCAAATCCAATCTTCTTACTTGCTGCTGTTATTATTGGTATTCTTGCGTTAATGAAAAAATTTATATCCGATTCATTTGCATTACGAGATGGATTAGGAGCAAGTGTCGGGCAGGCAACAATGTTAAATAAACAATTACAAGGTGCTCGTTTAGAAGCAATGGTAATGGGTTATGATGTTAATCAGATTGCTAGTCAGTTAACTGACGAATTCGGTAATTTAGACCAAGTAACTTCTAAGAATATAAAATCACTTGGTAGAATGGAAAAAACATTAGGTATTGCTACTGAAGATTCTGCTGTATTAGTTAAATCATTCATGGATATAAGTGGTGGTAGTTTTGAAGCTGGGGTTAATATGGTTAAACTCACTTCAGAACTTGCAGTTGCAAATAATGTAGCACCTGGAGCAGTGATGAAAGATATCGCTGCAAATACAGAGATGTTTGCAGAGTTTGGAGCAGATGGTGGAAAGAATATAGCCAAAGCCGCAGTACAAGCAAAGAAACTTGGAGTTAACTTAGGTACTACCGCAAAGATTGCTAATTCATTATTAGATTTTGAATCAAGTATTGAAAAAGAAATGGAAGCTTCAATGATGATTGGGAAGCAATTAAATTATAATAAAGCTCGTGAACTTGCATTAAGTGGAGATGTTGCAGGAGCAACTGCAGATGTTGTAAAACAATTAGGTGGACAAGCAGAACTTGGTAAATTGAATGTTCTGCAGAGAAGAGCATTGGCAGATTCTATTGGGGTATCCGTAGAGGAGATGAATAAACTTTCAAGTGGTAAGATATCGTTAGCACCACCAAAATCGACTCCACAAGAGAGAATGAATGAGTTGATGGAACAATTAATTACTGCATTAGATGGGTTTAGTAGTTTTGTAACTGATATGGGTACTGGTTTAGTAGATTACTACAAGAATATATTCCAAGCAGCATTTGGTGAATCTGGTTTAGGTTCAGCACTTGCTAATTTAGGTTCATCAATAATGAAACAAGTTGGTGAGATATTTGGTGGAGAGGGAACTTTCGCAACCAAGTTAGGACAGGCATTAGCAACTACATTAGTAGCATTAGTTAAAGCTTTACCTGAAATATTTTTAAAATTACTGGTTGGACTAAGACTTGCAATGACCACGCTATATGTATTTCTGACCGATATGATACTTGGGTTAGGTGAGGGTATTCTAAATAATATTGGTGAATTCTTCGGATGGGAAAATATGGGTACAGTCGTTGCAAATGTATTTAGAGATTTTAGAGATGGAATTGTAAGTATATTTAAAAGTGTGATGCAAGGAGTTATTGATTTAATTTACTCTATCCCAATGGTTGGAAAATTATTAGGTGAGAAACCTGAATTAACCGGAACTGTCCAAGCTAAGGGTGGTGTAAGTACAACACCTGGAACTACTCGTGATTCTGCTATGGGTGGAATGGTAAGTAAAGAATTTGGTGATTTAGATGCAAAACAAAAACAAATGGTACAGCAAGCAATGGCTCAAGGTACATTGGAAGCATTCTTAAAAGCGAAAGCAGAATCAGGTGACTCAGATAAGAGAAGTATGGAGATGGCAGAATTAGCAGCAATAATGATGGAAGTTTCTAAGAATACTGGTAAGAGTGTAGACGAAATCGCAAGGTTAACTCAGGAGTAGTAATGGGACTATTTGAAAAACTAAAAACAGATAAACTAACAAGTTTCGACTGGGATAAATCACAGAAACACGATTCCAATCAGAGTAATTTGCCAGCAGGTGATACCACAATAACACCACCTATACCTGAGTTGGGAGATAGGGGTAGTGAGATTGATGCACAATATAAAAAACTCGGTGGTAATAATTCATTACGAGGAGATGGTTTAGGATTTGATGAACCATTTATTATACGAGATATAGGTGATAGTTATGCTCATACAGGAATATGGGCAATTGATTTACCATTACAAGTACAAAGAACTGTAGAAGATGTTATTAGAATAGCAAAGTTTGCAGCATCACCAAGAGGTGTTATCTTTGGATTAAAACAAGCATTATTACAAAATCAAAACCCAAGAAAAGAAACGAGAAAATATAATCCACTAAGACAAATGTTATCTGTCGCACCATTAGTACACGCAGAAAGACATAACAAAACATTTCTTAATCCTTTAGGTACACCACCAAGATATCAAGATGAAGTAGAGAATAGTGAAACTATTGATGCAACAAATGTTTCTAATGTAAAGGGAGATGGGTTAGCAGGAATTGGACAAAATATCGCAGCAGCATTTGGGTTTGGTGAAGATGGGTTGGGTGGAGGAGTAGATGCTAAAGAATTTAATTTGGGGACTGGTAAAATAAAAAAAGGTACAGATATTTATGAAGTGGGTACAAGCAATACCCTACAAGTTCCATATGGCGGGCAATACGGAAAGTTAAGTTATGCATCAGGTACTAAGGGGAATAAACTACCTAAAGATTTTATAAAGTTTAGAATTAGAGATGCGGTGAATGGAAAGTGGTTAATCTTTCCTGCTCATCTTGGTTCAATAACAGATACTGTCACTCCAGAATATTCTACAGAAAGATATATCGGTAGACCTGATAGTGTACATATCTATACAGGTACTAATCGTAGTGTTGGATTTGATTTTAAAGTAGCAGCATTTACCAAACAAGAAATACCAATCATTCAAGAGAAGATGAATTATCTAATGGGATTGGGATATCCATCATTTAAACCAATGTTTGATGGAGATGGTGAGGGTAGACCAGTATCACCTTATATTTATTTAACTATTGGTGATTTATTCAACAATACACCTGGTTACTTTGATAATATTACAATCACTATGGAAGAGAATGCTACTTGGGAACTTGATGAGGGATTTCAAATTCCTATGTTTTTTAATGTTAGTGTTAATTTCGTTTACATTGGTAAATACTTACCTACAACCTTGAGTAAACATTATGAAGTGCCTTGGTTAGAGGATAGTGGTCATGGGGATGGTAAATATCAGACATTTGGTGACCAAGACCCAACAAGCCTTGGTAGAGTTCCAACCAGAAAAGGCAAAAAAACCGGCTGGTCAGATGGACTTAACTAATGAATAGATATAAATTTACACGAGTTAGGAAAGATAAGGTAGAGGGTGTACGATATAAATCCACTACTCTTTATCCAAAGATAACATCAAAAGATAGTGATATAACCTATTATACAAGATTTGGCGATTCTTATGGTTCACTGGCAAATAGATTTTATGATGACCAATCTTTATGGTGGATTATAGCAAAAGCAAATGAGGGTTTTAAGGGTAATATTAAGTTTAAAGTAGGTGAAAAAATAATCATACCTATGGACCTTGGTGAAATAATATCGGAGTTAGAACGATTGAACAATAGAGTGGATTAAAATGTTTCAATTTAACAATATTCCACCAAATATACAAAAAACCTTATATAAGCGAATGAATGCACTTTCACGAAGTGGTAATATGAGTCCATTAGGATTACAAGAAGAACAACAATCAAATAGTGTATCCGAAATGATGACAAAATCTTGTTGGGTTAGAGTTACAGCTGCAGTTCCAGAGTATAAAAAACACGCATCTGGTGAATTTGAGGGTCAGTATGTATATCCATTAGAAAAACTTGGACATAAACCAATGCGGTTATCAAGTGCATTCAAAGATGGCCAACCATTAAATCAACCACTTGCTTCAAAAACTAATTTATTAAACAATAAACCAACATCTATATTAAGACCGCATACAGGAGTTATTGGTATATCCACAAGTTTTAAAAACCATTCGATACAAAATGTAAGTATCAATTGGAAATTATGGGACATAAATGATTTTGAGGTATATGAAAAAGCATTTTTAAAACATGGAAGAACTGTCTTAGTAGAGTTTGGTTGGTCAACACCCGAAACTAAAACATTAACTAAGCCAGAAAAACCTGAAGATTTACTACAATACTACAATTCGATACAAGAAAAAATTATATCAAGTGGTGGTGATTATTATGCAGCTATGGGTGTTATAAAAAGTTTTAGTTATAACATAGGAGTTAACGGAGAATTTGATTGTACTACAGAATTAACTTCAATGGGGAATACACTATTCAAAGGGCCCGTAGACCCCGCGGATAATCCTGTACCAGAAGTGGTAAGAAATAAAAATACTAAAACTATAGAAGAAGCTTTTCAGAAATCACAAGTAAATTTTGAAACCTATATGAAATCTTTTAATGAAAGACTCAAATTAGAATTTGAAAGTGGTGCTGCTGGAGTTTATTTTCAAGAAGATAATAATAAGGGATATTGTAGTTATGGCTGGTTTGAAGATGAGATTCTAAATACATTCTTTGGTATGGTTACTAAAAAATATGGTGCAGCAGATTCCACCGACCCTGGTAGTGAATTGACTACACAAATTAGAAGTATGGGTACGAAGTATGCAATTTCAGTAGATAGTTTAGGTGAGATAGTTGATTCAGAAAAGATAACTGGCGATAATCCATGTAGGGATAGTTTTCATTTATATACGATGAATCCACACATACAATTTCCAGGTAAATATATTGGGATACGAACAATAAAAGAAGCCGGAGCGAATGCAAATAAGGTATTTGAATCTAAAATTGCTGAAAAGTATGTAACTTTGGGCAAAACATTTGATGATATAAATAGTTTATTTTTACCATTCAAAATTGATGGTTCGGAGTGGGGTAGTATAAGAAATATAGTATTTAGTGCAGATTTTATTGCACAACAATTTAGTGGTATTAGAAGTTTAGAAGATGGTTTAAATAATTTTTGGAATGCAGTTAATGCACAATATGGTTCATTTTGGGATTTTAGAGTAGTACAAGATGCTGGACACAATGGTAGGATAGGGGTTATTGATAATTATGCTACAGAAAATAGAATTAAAGATATTAACCCTAAGATGGATGGTAAACGGTCTACATTTGATGACCCAAATCACGTTTTTGAATTTCCATTATATAGTAATCGTTCAATGTTTAAAGATTTCTCTTTAGAGGTTAAGTTGAGTTCTCAAATGGCTACACAGGCAATGTTTCATAGTAATAAAAATTTTGGTACACAAGGTGAAGGTGGAAGTGGCAAACCAGAAGATATAGGAGTTACTGCATTAGCATCAATGCAAAATCAAACTATGGCAGATAAAACTGCAAATGTACAATCCCAAGAAGATAGTAAGGATTACATACTTGATGAGGTTTGGTTTCCATATCTTGGTAACCCAAGTAACAACACTGGCCCGCAGAGAATGACTAGAAAAGACCCAAATGACCCAAATTCTGATTTAGTTCTTTCAAATGTGGGAGAACAAAATAAATTAGAGGGATTAGATACTGATATAGAAGTTGGAAAGTCCGCAGAGATGAGCTTAAAAACTGAGGGTGAGATTGAAAAATTCGAAAGTGCAAATAATTGGTTTGGTGATGATAATCCATCTCAAAGGGAAGAAGTATTAATTTACACCGCAGATGGAGAAATGTTGGGAAGTTTTGAACGGGGTATGTTGTGGATGATGAATAAATCTTCGGAAGCACAAGCAGCTATAGACCCACTAACACCATTAAATATTAGCTTCACTATTCCAGGTATTGGTGGAATAAGTATGTATGATTTATTCGCAGTAGATTACTTACCAAAGAGATATAGAGATTATGGTTTATTTCAAGTTAATTCAGTTGACCATACACTATCACCATCAGGTTGGGATACAAAACTAAGTGGAATGTTACGAGTGGATATGGATTCATTAATTAAAGCAGCAAAAAAAGCTGGTTCATATACAGACCCGAAAGTTGTAGAGATAAATTCTACATTTGATAATTCATCATCTGCAAGTGTATTACAAGTAAAACAAAATTCTCAAAAGTTTGAAACGGCAAAGAAATCTACTGGAGTATAAAATCGCCAAATTAAAAGTTTATTTGGGGTTTTAAACTGATATATATTATTAATTAAAGGTTATGTTATGATTCTATGGTTCACAGGCCAACCAGGTTCTGGTAAGACTACATTATGTACAGAGTTAAAACACAAGTTGTCATTTTGGAAACACAAAGTGGTGCATATTGATGGGGATAACCTTCGTGATATCTTAAACAATAAAGATTATTCCGAAGATGGTAGACGAAAGAATGTTCAGTTTGCTATTGATATGGCAAAGGTTTTAGACAATATAGGTTACATTGTATTGGTGTCATTAGTTTCACCTTATAGAGATATGAGGCAGGAACTAAAGAGGTCAAGGAATGTTTCAGAGTTTTATATACACTCAACCCGACCAACAGAAAAAGAACAATATTGGGTGGATGATTACGAACCACCACTAACAAACTTTACAGATATAAATGCAGACAAATCAATAAAGGAGTGTGTAGATGAAATATTCGATGTTTATCGGCAGATGGCAACCTTGGCATAAAGGACATCAATGGTTAATAGAACAACGATTGAAAGAGGGTAAGAATGTTTTGATTTGTATTCGAGATATGATGCCAGACAAAAACAATCCATTTACTTGTGAGGAAGTATTTGATATGTTATCCAGAGAGTTATCAGATTACATTAGAGTTAAACAAGTTAAACTTATGATAGTACCTGATATAGAATCAGTCAATTATGGTAGAGGAGTGGGTTATGATATTATAGAACACACACCACCTACAGAAATAGGTGAGATATCTGCAACAAAGATTCGTGAAAAATATAAAAAAGAAAGAAGTGATGAATTAATAGAAATGATTAAATTAAAAGGAAGTGCATAGTGAAAAAATTAATAAAGTTTTTAAAGAAACCTGAGACTAAAAAACTACATAAAGAATCTATGAAGTTTCAAGGTTTGGAAAAGCTAATTAAGAAGATAAAAGATTGTGGTGAGGCTTAATGAAAATTGATGTATTAGATAAAGGTTATATAGAATTAGTTGATTCTCTTGGTAATGATTTAACTCCAGTAAATGCTGCAAGAGTTTCCTTTGGTCAAAAGAGTGATAAGTTTACAGATAAGGATAGAAAACTATCCAAGTTTCTAATTAAACATAAACACTTTTCACCATTTAGACACCAACACATTCAAGTTATTATTAAAGCACCAGAATTTGTTATGAGACAAGCATACAAACACGTTGTGGGGATTGAAACCACATCATCAAGTGTTACCAAAGACCATGCTTGGAACGAAATTAGTGGTAGATATATGCCAGTAAAAGATTTTTATTATCCTGATAAGTGGAGAAAACAATCAGATGATAATAAACAAGCAAGTGATGGGGAATTAACAGATTTTCAATCTAATAGAGCATTACTTGAATATGGGGATTTGATGAGAAAAATGATAGAAGTGTATGAGGGATTTGTTAATATGGGAATGGCAAAGGAACAAGCTAGAATTGTATTACCACTATCACAATACACATTAGTTTATTGGACTGCATCTTTCCAAAGTGTTATGAACTTTATAGAATTACGAGATGAATCTACTTCACAATGGGAGATACGGGAATATGCTATTGCATTGAAAGAAATAATGCTGAAAACATTTCCAGAAACTACTAAGTTGTGGAGCGAAACTTATTGGGAGAAGTAATGAAAGGTTGGATATTTACTACACAAGATAACCCATCGTATGAAACTAAAAGATTAATAGAATGTTTTGCAAAAGAGGGTATAGAATGTTTTGCAATACACCCAAATCATGTTGATATCT